GGCGAAACGATGAAGTGATTCGGCGCTGTAAGCATCATCAGCAGACCAAACCTCTTGCGCCAGTCGGATAATGTCGTCGCGGGTCATTTACTTTCTCCCCTTGCTTTGAAATAACTCATTAGAATGTGACCTCTTAAGACCCTGTACGGAGGAAAAGGTACTCGCTTCCCTGTGCAAAGCCTTCAATGAACACATGGTGGTTGTCACCACTCTGCTTGATCGCAGCATCAGCAGCAACCCAAAGATCAGCCCAAGTTATGCCCGCAATGGGAACATATACAGGTTTTTCACCGAAGTGATCCTTGTACACAAGAGTCTGCGCACCTCGGTAGGGGTGCGGAGAATTCAAATCGTCAACTTCAAACATGCTCCAGATAGTGGAGAGTCCGAGTTTATCACCCACATCATCGTAATGATCACTCTTCGTAAACTCATCATCGTCGTCGGAATCATCATCCAGATCATAAGATCTATCCAGATCATAAGATAGTTCGCCGAGTTCATGTGCAGCAAGAATCTCATGAACCTGTAGGACCGAAATACCAACAGATTTGGCAATCTCAATCTCATTCATGCCATCTTTGCGATACATCTCGATGACGTCAATTTCAATTGTACTCCAATGCCTCATTAGAACGGCGCTCCATCAGTTTCGGGAATCCGATTCAAGTCTTCCTGCGTCTTGCGATCACCGATCACCAAGAGCAGATGACACGCACGCTCAAGACGTTCAGCAAAATCGTAACAGTTCTTGGCGCTCAGATCATACTGCGTCATCGTGTTCGCAAGAACATGATCGACACCGTTGACGAGATCAATTGCTTCAGAAAGCAGAGTTTCAGTTTGCTTCTTCATGATATATATTCCTTATTGAGTGACCTTATACGGATTACACCACTTACCAATCGTGATTCCCATGTAGTACGCAGTATCGAAATAGTCGATCATGGCATTGCTATTATCATACCAACCAGCGGATTTGAGCGCGGCAAACGCTTCAGCGAGGAAGTCTTTAGCAACACCTTCGAAGTCTTCGTGAAACCAATAGGGATTGGCGTCCCTGCAGTCACTGCCAAAGTCAATCGGACCGCTCTGCAACGTGAGTGTAATCGCCATATGATTGCGGACACTCAGCGTACCTTTCATCCCGTACTTCTTAAGCACGGGCTTGAGGTTAGCGGCGATGATCTTCTTGCGCTCTTGGTTCATGTATGCCATTTCGCAATCTCCTTAAATCTCTACCCTATAAGCCTATTATGCCTAATAGATTGAAAAAATGCAACAGGAAAAACTCTAGGGAAATCAGTAACTTAAGAGGACGCTCTGGAAAATCTGCAGAGCCTTTTCAAAATTGGTGTCATTAAGGGCAATCTTTTTGCCCGTGTCGCGACATTCGATCTCGTATTGGTAATTGCCCACGTGCCACAGGGTGTGACGCGCACCAAACTTGTCGTTACCCGACTGAATGTATTGATAAGATTTCATAGAATTATGGTATCTCTTTCCACTGAATATGTCGATGTTTATTAGGCAACCACCTGCACGCGAGGAGCGAGACCCTTTTCTGCAGCCCTGTCGTCACCGAAGTAGTAACCAGGGAGCGGGGCGATGAAAGTCGGACTCGTCTGCACCTCCGAGACCATTGTGTGATCCCACACACGCTTGATGGTGTTTGCCTTGAAAGTGAAGTCCGAGGCATTGATGTCAGTTACGATGCCGACATAGTAGCAGCCAGTGTCACCAACGAAGTCAAGAGACTTGACAACGTCACCAATCTTTACAGTGTTTTCGCTTTTCATATTATCATTATCGCTTTTTTCGGCGAAAAACGCAACAGGAAAAACTCTAGGGAAATCAATAACTTATCAAACGAACTTGTTACCTTCAAACCACGCAACCAGACTATATCTCTTGCCCCTTGTAACGGGAGTCAGTCTGTGATAGACGAATGATGGGAATGTAATGACAGTTCCCTGTTGTCTAATTTCTGACGGATCTGGAACGTCGGTTAGGTTTTCTAGTACAAGATCGCCACCTTCATAAGTTGATGGGTCGGTCAACTGTAAAACAAGCGACAGTTTGCGGTGGCGATCTGTTGGGTTCAACCAAAATATATCCTGATGAGACTTATATTCACCCTGATACGACTCATCGTACTCTGTAAATTGTAGTGGCGGTAGAGTGTGGAGATTGAATTTGTACCAGTCTGAATTTATGCTCAGTGCAATCTTCCAAAACTCGTCGAATACCCAATCGAGGTGTGGATTTTCTTGATGAATCCATCTAATTTTTGATCTTCGGAATTCGGTATCTGTAACCGCATTACTGTAACCGATGACAGAGTCTTCGACTGGAAGATCCAGCGCGTGCTTTATTATTCTATTACAGTCTTCTACACAGAAATAATTTTTATTGTAAACCCATTCACCTTTCATAGCATATACCTACGGTTCTAAGTTACCTACTTCTATATATCTAACTTTAACACCAGCCTCATGAAGCATAGTTTCAGCGTGGTCGATTGAATAGTGCTTCCCCGCACCCTTACCCGAAAACGTTCGGTTCGGTCCTATGACCTCTTTAATGCCCGCCTGAATCAATGCGCGTGTGCAATCAGCACAAGGTTTCGGTTCCCAGTTTAGATATGCCTTTGAGTTGTTGAGCGAAACACCAACACGAGCAGCGTTGAAAATGGCATTACGCTCCGCGTGCTCAACCCAATGATATTTCTCTGGTCTCTGCCAACGGGCATCAACGTGTTCGTCGATGCCTCTAGGAAAACCATTGAAACCCATCGAGAGAATCACATTGTCATCATTTACGATGACGCAGCCGACTTTCGTCGATGGGTCTTTGCTCTTTTGAGCGATCAATGCTGCCTGAAGAATGAATAGTTCATCCCACGATAGTTCATCACGAATCATAATATATTTTTTTCTCAGTTATTACTTGATTTGAATCTTACGAGGCTTTTGCTCATCGGGTATAACATTCTCAAGAAAAATCGAGAGAATACCGTCAGCAAGAGAAGCATCGCGAACCACAACAGTGTCAGACAGAACGAACTGACGCGAGAACATGCGACCAGCAATACCCTTTACGAGATAATTGCGATCATCGGTCTCCGCCTTTTTTCCTGTGACCTTCAAAGAATTTTTTTCTGCTGTGATATCGATTTCATCTAGTTTGTATCCAGCAACAGCAAGTTCGACCGTGAATGTGTATTCGCCAGTCTTAACGATGTTTACGGGTGGAAAGGCAGATGCGCCAGTAGTCACTAGATGGGCTGCGTTATCAAGGGCTGCAAAGACATTTTCAAAGCCCAGTAGCGATGGAAGATAACGCTCATAGTTTACAGATGATAGTGCATTAGTCATTTTAATACTCCTTAGTAAGCAAGTTTAACAATTTGGAACCCCATATGGGCATTCCACCATTATTTATATCAGTTTGTGCCCGTACTACCGAAACCACCAGTTCTTTCTGAATGTTTTTTCGGTTTTTCTTGAACGACTGTAAAAGTTACGGTTTCATTGGACACAACCTCAGCCTGAGCGATGCGATCCCCGCGTCGAATTACATTATGCATCTTGGATATATTGGTCAAAAGAACAAAAACTTCTTCTTGATAGTCAACATCCACAATACCTTCGCTATTAGCCAAGACCAGCCCCTTTTTGAGCGCCAGCCCAGATCGAGGGTGAAGGCGGATGCTGTAATTTTGCAGGGTGTTAGAATTTGAGAATTTTGTGATATCCGCAAAAGTTTCAATGGTCACGGGTTGTTCAATTTTAAAGATCAACCCAGTAGGAATCAGCAAACGATCCCCTGGATAAATATACACTTCTCCGATTGCATTCACATCTCTTTGAATTGGTGCATTGAAACAGTCATAACCACTTACAACGTTCGATAACGGCTGAAAAGATAGATCAAAGCACGCCGCCATTGTCGTCCCGTAAGTAGGCAATTCAACTCTGTCATGAGTTCTATGAACGTTCACTGTAATCATATTTTACACCCTGTAGATGAATTTTTCTTCGGTGCCGCCAAATTTCACTGCGCGACCATCAATAACGTCAAACACAAAGCAACCGCATCCCCAAGGATCGCTGAAGTTGCCCTCACCGAATATGTCGCGAACCGATTGTCTAATTGGCTCATGCCATCCATAGTCGTGTCCAGCCAAAACGCCACCATTCTTCACTTTTGGCAACCAAGCCCTGATATCTCTGCTGCAGCCTTCATATGAATGGTCGCCATCAATGAAGACGAAATCGACAGATCCATCCGCATAGTTTTTTGCCGTCTCTGATGAATCGCCGCGAGTAGCGTTGATGATATGGGATACGGGTTTAGTGTTTTCCAAAAACCTGTTCATCAAGTCAACACCAAACAGGTCTTGAGTCCCGTCTTGGAGATACCCACCATCAGCCCAAATATCAATACAGTCGAACTTTATGTTTTTACCAGAGTTGATGATTTCTACAGCCATATATGCTGCTGACATTCCTTTCCAACTCCCCAACTCAACAAAATGACTGCCCGTATCGAATCTCTTCACCGTTTCCGCATATAAGGCTGGATAGGTAAACCAATTCTCGCCCATATGCGGTTGAAACCAAAAATGTTCCATAATTAAGCCTCTTTCTTTTTCTTACCAATAGTATATTTGCTCACCAACTGCCATTCGCTCTTTTCTTTGAATGGAAGAATCTTAATCTGACTCAACGGAGCGACATTATCCTTTGTTTTTGCTGGATCGACAAGTTTTACCAATCCCCATTCAGCCATCAAATTCGCAATCGTATTGCGGCGTTGAATGTCATTTTCTGACATATTGCTAGGCTTACCATCCAATTCGAACAGTTCCTTGAAATGCACGATGTAATACTTACCTTGCTTGTGCAGAATATGGCAAGACTGATAAAGGATATTATCGTTTTTTGCAGCGACACCGATGCGCGTCAAAGTTTCGCGGACCTTGAGGAAGTCGTCTTGCTTCTCTAGTGTGACTTCTACTAATTTTTCGACCATGATCAATCACCCTTGTATAATTGTTTTTTTATTTCGGTGATTTGGTCGTCAGTTAGAATCTTTAATACTTCCTCTGCCTTGGCGTCGGAGTAGCCATAATATTCCTTGACAGCACTCAAATCACTACTTTGAACCTTTTTGTGCCATTTTGAATATGGGCGCTTGGAGGCTCTTACGATATATTTATAAAAATCGTATTGTAGCCTTTTATCTAGGTTGGGGTATTGATTCATCAAGTTAGCATAAAAAACAGTATCTCTATAATAAGATAGAGCCTTATTCACCAAAAATGATGGATAACTCTTTTCATCCGAATCTGTTAGCAGTACATTTTCTTTCGTCTGGAGGATGGACGGAAGAATTTCTTTAAATAAATCAGCCATTTTTATTCTTCCTCGCATATTTTTCCAAATACTTCACTAGTCTCTTAGCATATTCCAAGTCATCATTCATATTGCCTATAGCCAAATTACATTTGTTGCAGATCCATCCCCTAAAATTTCCAGTTTCATGGTCGTGGTCGAGAGACCACACTCTACCAGCCTTTCGTTTCCTAAATCGAAGTGTATTGCGAATCGTTTGCTCATCTCGATTACACCCTGGACACAAGTAATTTTCGGGCGGCGGCGGTATTCTTTTTAGTAGTTGGGCTGTCTGCTTTTTCAATCTTTTAAGACACGAGTTACACGATGAAGTCAATTTGTTTGATCCACTATCTTTACCGTAGTTTGACAATGGCTGCATAGACTTGCACTTTTTACAAAAAATGCTTTCTTCTTTAAATTCGGTGGTGTCTATGCATTCAAACAAATCATACAAATTCATGGAAACACACATTCCCCCATCATCTCAGTGAGACATGCAGTAAGATTTAACTCCTGATCTGATACAAATGCCGCCTGATATTGGTACTTTGCAAGTATGACAACCGCGTTTGGAATGGTGGATTTATCCATTATCTCATAAAGAGAATCATATATCTTTCGGTATATTTTGGATGGATCCTCAGTCCCAAATTCAGCAACCCATTTTCTCATGGCAGTGAAGTTCTGACTCTTGAGTGCACTTACCAAATCATCCAAAGAAACGTCAACGATGTTGGAAAGGATTCCAACATCAATTTTACCAGAAGTGGAATATCTCTGGAGTTCGTTCAATATTCTGCGGTAGTCTGGGAAATGCTTCTTTACCAATTCGACGACTGCGTTCTTATCGAAAGGAACTCTTTCCGCGTTCAAAATTTCAACGACACGTTTCATGAACTGTGATGCCATCTTTGGCCGCTCTTCTTTACGCAATCTAAATTCAATCACAGCACATCGACTGTGCAACGGATCGATGATTCGATTCTTGTAATTGCAAGTGAAGATAAACGTACAGTTGTGTGCAAACTCTTCCATTGCACCACGAAGGGCTGGCTGAACGCTGTTTGGATTCAGATAATCAGCCTCATCGATGATGATAACTTTTTTACTACCAGTCATTGAGATCGCGCTGGCATAGTTCTTAATCTTGATTCTGAACGTATCAATACCCGATTCATCTGAACCATTTATGAAAAGGTAATCGCATCCAATCTCATCACACAATGCCTTGGCAACAGTCGTCTTACCCGTTCCTGACCCACCACACAACAACAGATGTGGGATATCTTTGCGGTCAACATATGATTGGAAAGTTGCCTTGTATTCATCGGGAAGAATGCAATCGGCAATAGTATGGGGGCGATATTTTTCAACCCATAATGCTTCATTCATAATATAACCTCACGTTAAACTTTTAATACGTCTCGCGGCCACCAAACAATTCCTGATGTTTTCTGCGAGTGCATTAGTCATAGCAGTTCTAGTTTTGGCACTATTCATCTGAGCCAGATCAAACTGTCCAGTCAATTCATAGATGCGCATCTCGGACAATATCCTGAGCGTATCATTCAAGTTATTTATCAGTTCGTCTGTTTTGTCTTGTAGTTCTTGCATAAAAAAAGATGGGGAGGGGAGGGTGAACTCCCACGGCGAGCAGTCTGGCGGATTGTGCCGTCAACAGAAGGTTGCACCCCAATACGATTAGTTGGCCACGGTTTCGTAGATTTCTTGAAAGTCAGCGTTTTCCGCGACTTCTTCAGCATAATTACGCTTATGATAAACCTTTGCCAACCTGCGGCTCAACTTCTTAGGAAGTTCACACTCATCTTGTAGTCGCTGCAGAATTTCTTTGATAAGATCACGCTCGGCTTCAATTCGAGTGAGTGAATTTGAAATTTCCTCTAGGCAACCCAATACCTTTGCTTTATCTACTTTCATGACTGTTCTCCAAAAGTTGAATTTGCTGCTTCAATAGCGATGTAGTAAGTGATCGGAATATTCTTATGCTTGAATTGCGCAAGACCTTTCTTCGCAATCGCAACATCATATGAACCATCGAGGAGTTTGAAGTTTTCGATTTTCATAACAGCGCGAAATGTGCCCTTCTGATTGGCAGCACCAATTTTAATTCGAGATTGATCGGATGAATCATCTTTGATATCCGTCGCAACAAAATAAATGTCGCTACCATCAGACTCGAAAACTAAATTTGGAGATCCAGAGATACCCGCACTCTTTCGCATCCATTCCAAATCTTCTTGCGAAATAGTAAATGAATAATCGACATCACCCAATACGATATTCTTCTCGGGCGGGCGAGCGATAACTTTCGGCGAACAAAATTTAATGTAGTCTGATTTGTTGTTCGAAGTTATGTGCACTCGATCTTGACTGAATGAAATCTTGGCATCTTTGTACAAAGAAATTTTAGCAAGAAGTTTATTAAGGTCAAACAGGGAAAATTCCTGCGGAATCGTCTCGCTGATTTTAGCCTCAACAAAAATAGTTCCGAGTGGAGAAATTGTTCTTAGAGTGCTTCCTGGCTTGAATTGAAGACTTTGATTAATTGCCGAGAAATTTTTTAACACAACTATAGTGTCTTCAGAAAGATTCATAATTAATTACCTCATTTGCTTCAACATGATTATTATATAACGACTTCAAAATATTATCAACTCTAACTTCCAACTCCTTCAATGTGCAATTATTGTCCAAAATAATATCGTAATGCGCACCAATCCAAGCCCATTCAGAGTAATGGACTTCTGGGTATGCATTACGCATTATCTCGGGCTTATTTTGTACATTGCATTCTCTAGCAAGGTTAAACCACTCAGGATCATCACCGCGACGAATGCGAATAACAGTCCCACCAGAATCTTTAATAGAGTTGATTTCATTTGGAAACCTCACATCAGCAATTACATAGTCATTCCAAGGGGCCATTTCACAACGACGCATTACTGTATGAACCCAGAGGTCGGGGTGAAATACATCACGACCCGCCTCTGTTCCCATTAGTTGCAATGCTAGTCTTGGTGAAAATTCTCTTCCGAGTTTCTTTGACCACCACTCATCTTTTTGCTCGCGCCATGCTCTGGATTCTGGAGTCGAACCTTCGAGAAGATCGCGATCCCATCCAAAAATTATGGAACAAGCGTCTTTCAGAGAATTGGCGAAACTTTCTTTGACGAACCCGTGGCGTTCAACAAGAATATCAGCAACGGCTCCTTTACCAACTCCAATCGAGCCAACAAGCCCTATGATCATAGAGTTCCCACGTAATTAGCAACGGCTGGCATATCACCAGTAAACGCATACGTTCCAATGTGGTGAGTCTTCATCCAAGGGCACAACCAGATCTGGCCACCCAAACGCCTCCACCACTGGCAGAACATATAATCTTCAGACAAATAACGATCTGATCCGAAGCCACCGTTTTCCTTGCTGTCGATAACAGTATCGAAGTACGCATGGATGTAACGAGATCCATCAAAATTCGCCTGACCAACATGATCTGGCTTATAGCGAAGTTGTGGGTATGCTACGCGGAATTTATCAAACACTTCACGCTTGACCATCATAAATCCAGTGCCAATTTCAAGAACCTCGATTGGCTCGGCAACTGAGAACTTTTCGGTGCCAGGGGCTGGATTGAAAACGAAATCGCCAGCAACTTTCTCAAGTTCTGCGGCATTGATTTCTGGGTTCTTCCTGACGGCATCTTTCACCGCAGACCACTTAATCGACTTCTTTGGATATGGTCCACCGATGACATCTTTATCTAGCGCGAGCAACGCAATAACATCGCGGGGATCAAAGTGAATGTCTGCGTCCAAGAAAAGTAGATTCGTGAATCCTTCTGCGCGAAGGAACTCATCTACAAGGTAGTTGCGGGCGCGAGTAATAAGGGATTCATTAAAAATGAACGAGAATCTACATTCAACGCCGTACTGGGAACAAATTGCTTGCAAATCCAAACAAGACTTTACAAACATACCGTGTGACATACCACCATACATTGGTGTGGCCACGAAGAGTTTCTTCTTTCTCAACTCTTCAATTTTTACCTCTAATTGCATATCAAATTCTCCTAATCATACATAAAACTACACACATTCGTATATAGCACGAATGAATTACGATTTCCTGAAAATCAGTAAATTTTCATGAACATGCACCGTGTATCCTAATCTTTTACATTGAGGCAGCATGATTTTAATTTTACTAATTTTTTTTCTACTAACGATGACTTTGTCTATGACAGAAGCACCGAAGTCTTTAAACATTTTACAGAGTTCGAACTCAAGATCATAATAAACACCACCAGAACGCCAATCACCAACCATAATACAAAACGTGGTGCCGACATCAGCCTTCTCGTAGCATCTAGAGAAGATGTGTCTAAGGCTATCGATAAAACCTTCCCAAGTTTTAATTCTGTCGATACCCGCATCGGAATGATACTTTTCCAAGTTCCAATATGGAGGACATGTCAGTAAACCGTTAAAATTTGGAATATCGTTCTTGCTACTATCAGCCAAGATATTATCGACACCGAAATCTTCTTTGGCTTTTTTTATAGCCACTTCTGATGTATCAAACCCAATGTAAGTTTTACCAGCAGATTTCACTGCATTATGTCGCTCACCCCATCCCGCAAATGGATCGAAAACAATGGTGCTGTTCTTTAAAAAGAATTCACAACAGAGTGTTGCGATTTCTTTTGGAAATGGGGAATAGTTTGCGCGACTAGAAGATTTCGAATGAGATTCTGCTTGTCTTTTTTTCTGCGCTTCAATGTCTATCACTGAAACTGGGAGTATAGACAAGTAATCTTTTTTCGGTTGCTCTGATTGATCAAAAAAATTTAAAATATCGGGCATACTTTTTATATCTAAAAAAAATAGGGGTGCGATAACACCCCTATTATTAAACGCTAGATTGTCAATTAACTACCGACAACATCACGATATAGCGTCTTTCGCGCAAGTCCCAAATTGCCCTTGGTAATATGCTTCTGGAACAGGGCAGATGGATTACCGAGACGGTAAACAAAAGTCTGAGTACCATCCTTTAGGGTGGTGCGGTTTGTGTAAACCGAAATACCCTTATTACGAGCACGGTAGGCAAGATCGGCAGCATTATCAACCTTGAACATCGCACGAACTTGGCGCGATGTCACGGTCTTGCCGCGAGCAAGATAACTAACAAAAGAAACAAGAGCATTAGACATATTTTATCACCTTCACAAAAAATACCTCTTCAATAATATTACAAGAGCGAGGCTTATCTTGCAACATACCGTTTAGTATATAATACCAAACAGCAAAAGTCAACCTTTTATTTGAAGATCCCCATCAAACCGTCTTATGATTTCATCTGGATCGTTCTCGGCACCTTGCATAGCCTGTTTGAAGTCCTTGTATGCAGTTTCCATATCATTGTGATACTGATTCAGTTCAGTTTCATCGATCCAGATGAGACCAGGGCTGGTCACAGTGATCTTGGGTTGGTTAGGAATTTTAATTTTGTTCATCGCTCGCCTCCGCTTTATTGATGAAATAAATCGCCATTCTTGACCACACCGCTGCGCGGGTCGGCGCACACCCCGCATCCGCCTCCACAACCTCCGCCACAGACCACGCCGCTGCCACCGCCCCATCCTCCACATATTTTGCAGCACAAGCCGCCTGCGCCGCCGCCTCCGCTGCTTCGGGTGTGCGCTGCTCGCACATGATCTTCCAAGCCTCGCCATACCCGCGAGCGTCGGCAATCGGTTGGTGCTCTCCTAGGCGAGTCCACATCTCGTTTAAGTCGGTCATTTGCCCCCCGCTTTATTGATGAAATAAATCGCCACCGCCACCGCCACCGCCGCCTCCGCCTCCGCCCACGCTAGTTGTGCCGAGGCGCACGCCGCCCTCGCTGCCTCTTCTGTGCGCTGCTCGCACATGATCTTCCAAGCCTTGCCGCAGCCACCCGCATCGGCGAACGGCTGGTGTTCTGCGAGACGAATCCACATTGTGTCAAGATTGTCCATATTTTATCCTCTCTTACCAACTAGAATGGTATTCAAACTCCCAATCCTCTGAAAGAGCAAGAGCGCCGTCAATAATCTTCACCGTGCTTTCAAGATCACTGAAATAAAACTTGTTGATTTCAGTGTTGCCGAAGAAGAATCCAGAAACGGGCGGCAAAAGTTTTTCGGCAAGGCTATTATCTGCCAAAACCTGTTCACAAAAACTCTTCAGTGCCAACAATTGTATTCGGCTGACATAATAGTTAGCGCAATTATCCTTGCCACCCTGTACGTTTTGAACGAACCAATTGTGGATTGCGTTTGCCTTGCGCCAGTATCCAACCTGAGCAGAAATCTGTTCAATGGGGTTGTATTCTTCGATGACGTATGCCTTCAATTCAGGAAACAACTCCATCATTGCTTCCTTCTTTACCCTGTCAGCGACATCGTAATCAGAGAGATACCTTTTAGCATTCAAAAACATATCCAATCCCATGATAATCTCCTATTTGTGCCTTTCGGCAAAAGTTTCCATCCAGTTCTTAACGAGATCACGAGCCTCATGCTTGCTGACACCAAAAGTTTCAGCAACATACGGTGCGGCACCAAACATATTGATTGCACCAGTCTCGCGAAGATCGTCCAGAAACACATTCACTTCTTCTTGCAATGTCATATTAATTCCTCTTTGCTCGGTAAATGCTGCCAAGTTGCCCCGACTCGTTGCTGTTAGTACATTCCAGTCGATGGTCACTGGCTTTGGGGCATCGTTTGTTGCCGCAAATTGGACATACGATCATTTGGGTGGAACTCAACGGAAGAAATCCGTCGGGACCACGCAAATCCTGTTCCTTGATGCAGCGATGGCACACGCATATTTCTGCAAGATCACTCATACCTTTTGATATACTCGACCGCTGCCGCATCCGCTGCCGCCGCTGCCGCCTCTACCGCATACGCCGCATCCGCTGCCGCCTCTGCCGCATACGCCGCCCAAGCCGCATCCCATGCCGCATCTGGTGTGCGCTGCTCGCACATGATCTTCCAAGCCTTGCCGTAGCCACCCGCATCAGCGAACGACTGATGCGCCTCAAGCAGCGCCCACATTTCGTCAAGGTCGGTCATGGCTTGTCCTCTGCTTTGTTGATAGACTCGATTGCGGTCATTGCCCACGCCGCCGCCCACTCTGCCGACGTTGCCGCCCACTCCGCATTGTTCACAGCCCACTCCGCCGCACGCTGTGCAGCAAACGCCGCCCGTGGCGTCCGCTCTCGGCGCATCTTGGCCCATTCAGTACCGTAGCCGCGCTTGTCTGCGATCGGCTGATGCGCCTCAATACGCGCCCACATTTCGTCAAGAGTACTCATGGCTTGTCCTCTGCTTTGTTGATAGATTTGATTGCCAATTCCACAGCCTCCGCCGCAGCCTCCGCCGCAGCCTCCGCCGCCCAAGCCGCCGCATCTGCCGCCGCATCCGTTGCAGCAGCAGCAGCCTCCGCTGCCGCCTCCGCCTCCGCCTCATGATACCGCATCGCCGCCTCCGCCTCCGCATACGCTGCCTCATACGCTGCCGACGCCAACTCCTCTGCCTCTGCCGCCGCCGCTTTCGCCGCCGCCTCCGCTGCTTCGGGTGTGCGCTCTTCGCACATTGTTTTCCACTCAAGACCATATCCTCGCTGGTCGGCAAAGGATTGGTGTTCTGCGAGGCGCATCCACATTTGGTTAAGGTCTGTCATTTTAAATGCCTGTCTTTATAGCAGTTTTGCACTAAATCGTCTTCGCAAGGGTTTCTAAAGCCTTGAGTTTGATCTGTTCATCGGTCCACCCCTCTTGCTTCAAATTGTCGATTTCAGTAGCACATAAAAAGAGCGATCTACTCCCGTAAGTAAAAGTTACACTATAGTCATATGAATTTTTGTGCACACCCAACTCGCTCAAATCAACAGTTGGCTTGGCTGCGGCTTTCAGTGTCGCTTCCGCATCAACCTTCGTGTACAAATCCACGAACGCAGTCTTGGTGTCGCCATCGAATCGGTTCAAGCACATTTCGATTGCCTTCAGTCGATTGCCGAAGATCGAAAATGCCTTGGCAATATGCACAAGGCGACGGGTCGAGATAATCTCATCGACTGCACCATCCGCGAAAGACTTTCGGATAATATCAGCCCAAGTGATTAGATGCTCGATGAAAGTAGCATCAGTAAGACCAAGAGTCTCAAAATTCTTCTCAAGAATTTTGCGCTCGGTTGCTGCTGGCGGATATTCCTGTTCAACCGTAATAGCGAATCGTTCAAGGAAAGCATCATTCAGCACATTCGTGCCGATGAATCGACCGTCATCGCTGCCCTTGCCCTTCGTGTTCGCAGTCGCGATCACGTTGAAACCAGCGGCAGGATGAACAACCTCACCCGTCTTCTTGTCGAAGTATGGCTTGCCTTCAAGAATAGGCTGTAAGCACAGAATGTCTTCCGTGCCGAGATCAGTCTCGTCAAGAAGCAGTACAGCGCCACGACGCATCGCGGTGATGACTGGACCCTCGCGGCGAATCGTGTTGCCGTCAACAAGTTCGTAAGAGCCGATAAGATCAGATTCATCGGTGCGCTTGGTGATGTTGACGCGAATCAACTCACGCTTGAGCGCAGCACAAACTTGCTCAATCATGAACGTCTTGCCGTTACCAGAAAGACCTGTGATGTAGATAGGATAGAAAATGCGAGACTTGATAATGTCACGCAGATCATTATAAAACCCGAACGGAACATACGTTTCGTTGCGATCAGGCACAAACGACTCGGTGACGTTTTGCGCACGCTTCGCCGCGATGTTCACAACCTGCGCAACCATCGCGGGAGCCGCAACTTCAGCAGCAACAGTCTGCTTCTGCTTCGGAGCAGCGGGAGTAATGCACCCTACATGCTTCGGGACGATGTTATACTGACCGTGATTTACCTTGCGCTCGCGCAAGATAAAATATGGATAACCCTTAACGCTGTTGTTCTCGTCCTTGACAAAAGAATCCAATTCCTTGAGAGAAATAGTTTCCTTATCGAAATACGCAGTCAACTGTTCAAGTATTTCGATGCGCGAATCGAGAGTATCATAATTAGATTTTCTGGGCATTTTATTACTCACTGTTACATTACAAAGTTAAATGTAGGAAATTTCGTTTTCATAAAACTATTATCCCCTAAAAACACTCGAAAGTAAAGGGAAAAAACTCTAATGAAATCAATAACTTACGGTGCCTTACGAAACAGCCAATTCTTCAGCGAGTTTTGTCAACAGAAGTCGGTTGGTCTTCTTGCTATTGACAGTCTTGGTAAACTCGCGAACCATCTTATTCTTGGTCATATCACCAGTGATCACGAGTTTTTGGTCGGTGATGTTGGTATTCGGAAGAACAACATAGAAATACTTCTCATAACCAATATTACTGGTCACAAAGTGGTTATTTTCTTTGAAACTTTTATGAGCCAATCGACTTTCTTCATAGGACTTGCCATACATCAAGTGCTTGAAATTTTCTCTGTAGTATTTCTGATCGCCAAGATAAAAACCGATGTGCTTGCAGCCAGTAACATCAGCAACAAGTTGAGTGATGGCGCTCTGGTAAGCAGAAGCACCACTATGAGGCAACTTGATCTTTTTCTTGGTTTTCTTGTCTACAAGATACACAACAGATTTTAATACCTCTGACCAATTCGTGGTTTGAGGATGAACCAAATTCATGCGGCCTTCACCATCAGTCAGGTAGACAACGTTACAAACATCAACTTTATTGTCGCGCTGAAACTTGGTCACGATATCACGGGAAGCGAGCAGAGTCTCAATAAACGGGGTTGCGTTCAAACCAAACCCAGATGATTTTGGAAGATATCCATTGGATCCGATGGCAACAACACACATCGCGTTGAAAGCACGACGATATTGTGTATGTGACAAAGAAGAACCAATCAAGTGCTTCAGATGAAAACTACTAGCATCGAGTCCAATATCAACATTAGGGTTGCACACAAACTGACTACTTTTCCTTCGCATTTCGCGCAGTTTTTCGTTGTCGTAAAAATCATTAGAGAACCCATAAACGTCAAACGGAACCTTGGCAAGTTTGCAGAAGGACGCAAGCACAAGCATCTGCTCAATCGTGTTGCGGAGAATATCTGTCATCGAGCCAGACATATCAACAAACATGATAAAGCCATGATTCTTGCCTTTCGGCACAACTTCGATCTTACGGAACAAGTCGTTACTGAAACGGTACTTGTGTAGTACATTCATGTTCAGTTCGCCAGTTCGAGCAGTCTGAGTTCGAGCATATTCGCTCGCCTTCTTGCGCATCTCAAATTCCTTCAAGATATGCATAATGACTTTCTTGTTGCTGGCATTAAATTTGCGTGTGGATTCCTGAGCAAGTTTTTCATATGCGATGCTGGTTACACGATAGCGTTCTGCCTTTTTGGTGGCATCGTCTCGGAAGTATTTTTCTAGGTCTTTGATGACTTCCGTGTTAGGAAGAATGATGTTGTCAAGAACAGCATCAGGCAAGTCAAACATAAGGACTTTACCAGATTGATTGACAAGTTCCCGCTCACGGCGACGGAAATTGCGGTCAGTTACTGACTGCGGTCCATCATTTTGGTCATCTTCGTCACTGTCTTCATCGTCATCTTCGTCGCTGTCTTCATCGTCATCTTCGTCACTGTCTTCATCGTCATCTTCGTCGCTGTCTTCATCGTCATCTTCGTCGCTGTCTTCATCGTCATCTTCGTCGCTGTCTTCATCGTCATCTTCGTCGCTGTCTCCGCCTGAACCACTAGATTCAGAATTAAAGTCTGAATCATCGGAGTCGTCGGAGTCGTCGGACTCATCAGAATTATCTGGATCATATGAGTCGGAGCCATCAGACGCTTCATCTAATTCCGATTCGTCGTCCGATTCATCGCTTTCGCCCAGATCGTAAGAATCTTCTTCTTCTTCGTCTTCGTCTTCGGAGCCTTGAGAGTCATCGGAAATTTCTTCATTTTGAAGATTTCGCATCTGCTCTAGAATCTGATCTTGAAGATCGTCTTGGTTTTGGACTTTGTTTTTCTCGTGTGTCTTCACATAGTCATACACACGACCAGCGATGTCAACAACCTGATCCCAAGTTTCAGCGGCATCAATTTCTTTGACGATTTCACGCTCGAAATCGTTGAACTCAACAACGACATGCGCGCCCATCTTAAACCGAAGATTTACACGGTCAATAAGATTGAGTTTGTTCAGGTCGTCGAGTTTCTTGATGCCGAAGAAATCGCTTTCATACAGCGAAGCATAAGCACGAGCAAAGGACTTGGAGAGTCCAGGGAACTTGCGCTTGATAAGTTTCTCGATGCGAGCATCTTCGATGACGTTCAAAAAATCTTTGAACTTCTTTTCGTTCTGGGTGACTTGATCATGCCACCCGTGCTCGGGGGTGTTCAGAGCATGACCCACTTCGTGACCCGTGAGCAAATCGTAAAGATCGCCGTCCATGTCCTTCCATACTGGAAGAACCATCGTGCGAGCCTTGAGATCAAAATATGCGGTCTTGACGTTTTGGTGCGAGACCGTGATATTCTCGGAAGCCAAAAGTTTGGCGAGAATAGATTTGGAAGACTGTAAATTAGTTTTCATGGAGCCATTATCCCTTAAAATCAACAAAAAGTAAAGGGAAAAAACTCTAATGAAATCAATAACTTACGCTCCGACGGTTTTTAGGTACGTTTCAACCTCTTTTTCAGTGACCGAATCCATTCTCTTGAGATTTTTCTTGACTTTTCGTTTTGCTTTTTCCAAGTTTATTGGACTGACCTTTTCAGTGAATACAACCCCGTCTAGATGATCTAGTTCATGTTGAACACAGACGGCAGTCAACCCATCAAATTCTTGTTCAACAAACTGGCCACCTAACGCTTGGAATCTTACCTTGATATGATTCGAGCGATTCAGTTTTAAATACAATCCACGGTAACTCAAGCAGCCTTCAGAAAAATCTGCGGGCACTTCATTTTTTTCAATGATGTAAGGATTGAATAGCGTCCAAATTTTATCACCCATGTTGATAACGCAAACTCGATGCGGCAATCCGCACTGATTTGCAGACAAGCCCAAGCCACCATACTTGCTCATGGTTTCGGCGAGTGAGTATGCGTAATAGTCAATTACCTTTGTGACGTTGGGTTGGTTAAAGTCGAATGGTATAGTTGGCTTTCTAAGAATTGGGTCATAGAAATCTACCAGAGGCAGAATTTCATACTCTACCAACTCGCCATTGATATACTTTAATATTTTGCTCATGAAATCACCTGTTTTTGTGTCTGCCTAAAATCCATCCACTTGGCTCTAATCCTTCATAAAAGGCTTTAGTCTCAACACCGTTATTATATAACTTTTTACCTTTTAATTTACCAATTTGACCATACATGCCATTTTTAACGCCAACATTTCTATTACTTTTTTCCCATATATCTTTGTTTTTTAAAATAATATTGGGATCTTTGCTCGGATTGTTTTCTAACATCCGTTGTTTAGCAGAATTTCGATGGGACAGTGCTCTATCTGTAGAATAATATTTTTTTAGCCCTTCGGAAATATTTTCTCCACCTTTATGCTTTTCGCCCTTTCGAGTTTTACCGAACATAGGGTTGTTTTTTCCATTAACATCCATACCAAAAAATCCATTTATTCTAGCCTCAGATTTATTCAACCATTGATCAGATTTTACAGCGTTATATTTTTTTTGTAATTTTAATTCCGCTTTTAATGCAGATTTTCTTGTTTTATGTTTACTCACGATCTCAACTTCAAATAAATGTGGATTGTTTTTAATTTCTTGTTCCCAAAGTTGGTAATATTGTTTAGAGGCTACACTACCTTTATATCCCTGTTTAATTTTAATGAAAGAACTTGATCCAATATATTTGTTTGGAGTAAATTTATCACCTTTATAAGTTGTTATATACACACAATACATATTGAGCCTCTAGAAGTAATGTATTGATTTATTTATATATATAACAATCAACTATCTACAATGACTGAAAAATTTTGTTTTTTAGCGAATCGAATTGTTGTTTTAAACTTGTCTAACATTTGTTCTGTTTTATGACTAATGACGAATAAATTGGTGTCTTGACTCAAAGAGTCAAAAATTTTTAATAGACACTCAGTTCCCGAAGCATCTAAACTACCATCAAAAACTTCATCTAAGATTAGAAGATTACATGAAACTGAGTTTTTTAGTTTAGCAATAGACCTCCAAGCAAAAAGTATCGCCAAATTCAATCTAGCCTTTTCGCCTTCTGAGAAGTTTTCATAACTGAAATCATCTCGGTGACGAGACTTGATGGTCTCCTTGAACTCTTCATCAATCGTGAAATTGACAAAGAAGTCCATCGCAGTCAAATACTTGTTAACCAGTTTGTTGATGACTGGAACGTACTGCTTAATGATCAGCGCCTTAATCCCGCCATCTTTAAGCAACTGCGCGACAATATCATAGTTCTGTGTTTGTTCTGATACTAGTTTTCTACTCTCATTAAATGTTTGTAGTGCATTCAGTAATTCTTTCGATTGCGCCTTGAATGCGTCACTCATCGCTGGTTTACTTTCTATCTCTTGGATTTCTTTTTCAAGTTTCGCAATATAGTTTCGAACCTGCTTGCGAGAAGTATTAATCCGCACAAGATCTTGTTCAAGAATTTTGAGTGCTTTCTGTACATTTTTAATTGTATTGATTCGACGTAGAACGGCATCACTCTCTTCCTTCAGTTTGGTTAGACCATCAGTCAGTTGTGTAATTTTATTGTTGCAAGTATGTACTTTTTCTTCTTTGTTATTGATAGTTTGATCGCAAGTTGGACATGTTGAATTTACAGAATAGAATTCGATGTCTTTCTCAAGTTTCTGAATATTTCCTTCAATCTTTGCTTCGAGTTGGTTCAGTTTTGTAAACTTTTTACTTATTGCATCGTCATCTGATACTTCGGTCAGTAGGTTTTCGATTTGTGCTTCTTTATCTTCTGCTTCAATTTCGAGTGCCGAGAGTGATGCCGCATTTTCGGCTATTTCTTGTCTCTTTGCGTCTACGATTTCTTTTGTGTTTTTCTTCAGTTCTTCAAGATGTTTCTTATGTAGTTCGATCTTATCTTTGATATTATCAATTTGAATCTTTAGTTGTGCTGCTTCATCTTTGAGTGTCGTCAGTTTGCTCTTTACAATTCCATTCATCGCAGAGAAGATCTGAATATCGAGCAAGTCTTCGATGACCGCACGACGATCAGACGCAGATAACTGCATGAATGGAGTAAAATTGGTTGACCCTAGAATTACAATCTGTGTGAATGACTTGTAGTTCATCTTGAGAATGTTCTTCTCAAGATGTTCTTGGTAATCCCTCGAACTTGCGTCCTGATTTAGGAGTTCTTGGTCACAATAGATTTCAAATGTATTGGGTTTGATGCCGCGAATGATCTTGTATGACTTTTCGCCGATGTCAAATTCGATCTCAACCACACAATTTTTTTCATTGATAGAGTTTACCAACTGAGACTTGTTGACGTTTCTGAAAGGTTTACCGAATAACGAAAACGTAATAGCATCTAGAAAAGTCGATTTTCCAGCGCCATTCTCACCAACTATGAGAGTTGTTGAGTTTTTGTTGAGATCGATTTCTGTGAATACATTTCCCGCTGATAGGAAATTTTTAAACTTCACGGTGCGAAAAACAATCATGTAGTCTCCATAGACATCGCTTCACGATACACATCACGCAAAACACTTTTTATTTTACTAGATTCAACGGGCAAAGTCAAATTATCAACATAAGAATTCAGGATAGAAATTGTATCTTGCGCTTGGTCTATATCAATATCCACGTTCTCTGTAATATCCGAATAGTCTTCAACAATCGAAATCTCGACGGGCGAAACCTTCGTTAGGTTATCAATCAACGCATCAAACAAGAACGTGTTGTCACGTTTCTCAACTATAATTTTGACGTATTTATTTGCGTGCTGCGAGTAGTCCGCATTGACAATGTCATCATAAAGCAACTTATCGTCGTTATATTTGATCTTATGGAACATCTTCAACGGACTCTGGATGAAAGTCAGTTCTCTAGTCTCGGTGTCGAAGATATGAAATCCTTTGGGATCTCCGCAATCGCTCCAAGTCATTTCATATGGTGTGCCAGTATAAACTATGTTCCCCTTACTGCTTTTATAGTGGAAGTGTCCCGATAGCACAACATCATATTTTTTCAACAACGATGCATCCATACCTTCATGGCAAATATTACCGCGATCCATTTCAAACCCAGCAAGTTCAAAATGACCAAAGCATATTTGGTTCTTACTTCTCTTGATAAAGTCTAAAACCTCTAGTTCGTTGTCTTTGCAGATCCAAGGAATAACATCGACACCATCTACCCATGAAAAAGGCTGATTGTAAACATAAACATTCTTGTAATCTTGAAGAAGCAATTCTGGAGAATTGACCTCAAGAGTATTCTTGAATGTAATGTCATGATTGCCAAGAAGTGTGTGTAGTTCTAAATCATGCCGAACAATTTCATCAAAGAAATACCTACGGCAAAGATCAAGAGACTGAAAAGAGATATACTTCCGACGATCAAATAAGTCACCCAACTGAAAGATGGTGGTAATTCCATTTTGCACCAAGTAAGGAAAAAAGTGTTGTGAATAAAACTCTTTGAAATGATTGTGAAAGGCGATGCTGTCACCTCTTGCGCCGAAAGTGTGTGTCGCCAAGAATTGCAATTTTCAAGCCGACCCTCCTTGACGGACTTTGTCCGTAGTTGATGTTGATGGGGCGGGACCGTCTTTACCGATTCTTGGTTCTGGATCGATCCCATTTAAATAATATTTTTTATATAAATCTTTGCTAACGCCAGTTGCTTCTCGTAACTCGCGCCAACCATAATATTCTACGCCTTTATATTCCAAAAGTAAAGCATTATGACTCAATCCATAAATTTTTCCAACGCAATCTTTTTGGTCTTTTTAACCTTCTTTTCTTTTAAAGACTTCTCATAATTTTCAATAAACTCTGCTATGTTATCATAAAGTTCAAATTGACGGAAGGGGGGAGTTCCGTCGTCGGTTTCGTTGATCTCGTATTCATCGGTGAGACCGCATATTTGAGTTGACTTATATTTCACATACAACTCTTGCTTCTCCCTCTTGATTCGACGCAAGAAAGCAAAGAATGTAACCTGACTGAAATACGCAAACGGATTGCTAGATTTTTTAGGGTCAAAATTGTCTATGTACCTGACACAATTCTCAACTGCGTCGGAGATCATTTCATCTTTGAATGTATAAGCAATGAACTTGTGATTATGTGAATAGTTTTCAGCAATCTTCAAAAAACATTCGGCGATAAATCTAGGAATCTGTGGCCTCGGCTCTTTCGCTCTTTTTGCTTTGTTGACGGATTTTCGAAACTTTACCATCTCATCAAGAAATTGCTTGTTGTCAATATAATTATTCTTTGCCATATAAATCCTTATCAGTGAACTGGTTTATCTTTTTTGCTTGCTAGTGCCTCTAGAATAGAAACAACTTTTTGAGCGGCTTCTACTGGATCAGTTGGCATACTCTCAGTAGAACCTTTGGGGGTTTTGAATGGAGTTTTAATAGTAGATTTGTTGTTATAGAAAAACTCGGCAACGTATTGATACTGCTCAACGAATTCTTCTTTTACGGGAGTTATGAACAAAACATCACTCGTGCGGAATTCTATTTCTTGCAAGTCAATAACTGTCTGCGGCAAGTATTCTTGCATCGCCAAAATCTGACGACCCTCTTCAAAAATAGTTTCAACGTCTATCCTGAGCGGTCTCTCAATCAAAACGAAATCTTCATCATAGGTGACATAACCGACAAGATCATCTGGAAGATTGCGAAGGCGAACGAATTTTAGTTCACCCTTTGGATTAAACTGCGTTTCTTCTGTCATTTAACTTACCCTTACGTTACTAGTAGTGAAAGGAAATTGTTCTTCGCTGTAGATCCTCACTCGTTCCTCATAATGCTTCAGTGTGAAGTTTGTATAAGGACCATAACGTAAATCGTCAGCAATATCATAAAGTGTCGCCGCGTCTTTGTTTTCACCTAAACGCAGAACACGCCCAATAGACTGCAGCGTTCGAATCTTACTTTTAGTCGGAGAGGAAAATACAATATTATGTAGGTTACGAATATTGACACCCGTACTCATGCAACCATAACTACCTATTATAATCGCATCGCTTTCTTGTTCAGTAATATGTCTTACTGCTTCACGATCTTCTGCTTCAACCCCACCATGAATGAAAAATACTTTTCGACCGTTTGCCTTTTCATTTATCCAGTCATATAGTAGTTTACCGTGTTTCTCGACATAAGTAAATAAAATCAGAGTGTTACCCTTGAGATTGATGGCGAGATTAGTGATGAATTTATTTCGCTCTTCATTTTGAACTAAAAATGCCATCTCATCTTGATATGAAAATCCTTTGACCGATTTACACACCGCTTCGGGGTACTTCAGAACAATACACTTGATACTGAAATTTGCGAGTTGCTTGCGATCAATCAGTTGTTTGGTTGAGATGGCTTTGAACACTGGACCAAATAAACCTTCTAGAACAAGTTTGTTTACTTTGCTGTCATCAAGTGTACCCGTAGTACCAATACGCACATCACAGTTGATGAGTTTCGTCATTATGCTTGTCAATGACTTGGCTTTGAACGTATGCGCTTCGTCGCCGATGATAAAATCAAACTGAGCAAAGTATTTTTTTGGCATCTCAAAAATAGATTGCCACGTGCTAATGATTAGATCACTGTCGGGGATCTTACTCTCACCACCATAAATCTTCTGGCAGTGCTTTTCCACATCCCATCCATTTACAGATGAATAGTTCTTGAAGTCACTGTGCATTTGAGTGACTAGATTGATCGTAGGGACAATCAACAGACCGCGCTTTTTACCCGTATTCAACAGGTGGCGGATCATCATGTAGATGATTAATGACTTTCCCGATGCGGTAGGTGAAATGAGTACAGTTCTCTTCTTCGTAATTCCGACGCTAGAAGCGATGTACTGATAATCTCTCGGCTCCATCGGAAGTGATAGAGCGTTCGCAAGATTCTTTGTGTCAATCGGGTAGACTTCCTTTTCTTCATCG